TGTTACCGTTGTACGCTGTGATTGTGCTAAAGCCTACATCATCACGTATACCATCATCAACATCGACGAAGCGGCCGTTATCACGTAACCAGTTGTTCATGGCTAGCGGGTCAACGTTACCAGCGCCAAAGCGTTCGATGATGTTACAAAACGACGTTATGAAGCAGCCGATTTGAGCAATAGAGTATTTACCGTTTATACCTTGTTTTTGTGGGTAGTTGGTTTGCGCGTAAGCCATGGTGATTTCCTTTATATTAACATAAGCAATAAGTAAAGCTATATTTTATTGTTCTGCCCTGAATTGAATTGGATTTAAGGTACTATAGACGGTGCCACCGCCGCCCTGCACAACCGTGCCATCAGGGTTAACATCAAGCCGTGTGGGTCCTGTATCGGAAAAGCCGGTAAACATAATCCTAGTTACTGGACGATATCCAACAGGCAGAGTGAAGATTACAGAGTTATTTGAACCGTTTTTGATAAGCCCGCGTACCCTGACGATATTCAGCGCGTCTTTGTTATAACCAGCATTAGCCCAGTTATCTAACCCGTAATTAACCCAGCCGCCGCCCATTGAAACAAATGTTACTGGGTCTTGTCTGGCAATCGGGCTAGTGTTATACACCAAATTACCTAGCAAGTCATACCCGTACTGCTGGACGCTGGTTATCGCCGTAGCGCTTGTAACAACCTTGGCCAGGCGTAAACCAGCCGTACCATCTGTGTTGGTGCTGATCGGGAATCCAGTGCCAACGTTATTGGTAACGGCTATATAAACGATGGTGCCGTTGTCTAAGAGGTCAATATACGTATCCTTGGATGCAGTGAACGTCTTGGCTACTGCCGTTCTACTAACATAAAGACCGTTAACAAACGCCACGCCCGCCGCGATAGTAGCCGTCAATGATGCGCTAGTGGGCACCGTATAGCCGGATGAAACGAAGTTAACAAAGCCCCGCTTACGGGTTTCAGCAAGACTATTGGCAATTGTATCGGCAACGCCTGTGGATAAGTCCGTGAAGTTCTGATTAACTTCAGCTGATTTTATTCTGGTGGATGGGCTAAAGGTGTACATCAGTCATGCCCCAGTACTATCATTTCGCTACCTATGCCCAAGTTGCCTGCACCATTATTGACTATACTGACACTTGTAATCTGGGCGACGGTATTTGCCCAGTGGCCCCATGTTTCAAACGGCACATGCTGAAATGCTGCTGATTGTCCTGAATAATGATCCATGGCATGCACCATTTTGACCCGTCCTAAGAAGTTAGTAATTTCGATTTCGGTGTGCATTTCATCAAAGTTAATCGGTGAGTTGTCTAATGATATTCTAGGCTGACTGACAGCGGCAGTAAATGCATTACCATTCTTAAGATCGTAAGTGAATGCATAGTTATTACCGTTATCGCCGTTAAATATCATGTCCTTCTCTATAGAACCGCCGCCACCACCGATAGATGCAACGATAATCTTGAGGAATTTGCGAGGTGGAAATGTTGCCGTAATGATATCGCCTACCGCTTCTAGCCTTGTCCGCCCAATCTCTTCATAAAACATTGCTGGAGCATTAGGACCCGCTATCGGTCCGGTGTTGAATATGCGGTTATTCAAAGGGTCGAAGCCGTACTGTTGGACGCTAGTGATGGCGGTGCCGCTAGTTACAACCTTGGCAATACGAAGGGCTTTAGATCCGTCGCTGTTAAGAGTAATAGCCATGCCGGTGGTAGCGCCGTTGGTTAAGGCGATGTAAGTAACACCACCGTCATCTGTAATATCTACATACGTATCTTTTGAGGCGGTGAACGTCTTGGCGAGCGCTGTCCGGGTAACGTACTTACCATTAATAATGGCTACGCCACCGGCCATGGTAGATGTTAGGTTGGCGCTGGTCGGTACGGTAAAGCCTGACGATACGAAGCTAGTAAAGGCTAACCGGCGCATTAGTTCCATGCTGTTTTTATCCAAGTCGCCAAGTCCGGATGCCAAGTCGGTAAAGTTCTGGTTGACCTGTGATGATTTAATCGGTGTATTCGGGCTGAAGCTAAACATTATGCTGCTTTCCTTGCAATAACTCTAAATTGTGGCACCCATCTTGCTTGATCGGTACATGTAAAAACAGTACCGCCTGCACCGCCTTCACGATACAAAAACATACTGATAGTTATAGTGGTATTAGCTGGAATCGTATAATCATAATCTAAAGTTGATCGAACCCATGGAGAGGCTGGGTCAAGGTAGCCTTCAAGCGGACTTCCAGGAATTGTAGCGCTGTTAATGAGGATGCCGACTTCGCCACTATTGCCGCCGGTGTCGCAACAACTCATGTGGCTTAAGCTGATAGCTAAGTTTTCAGGTTGTGACCCGCTACGATAAGTAAACTTAGTACCCGTTACTTCTTGTGGTGTTGATTGTTGTGTTGAATATCTATTGGATGTAGGGCTTTTGTATATGATATTTCTTTCGTGGCCGGTAGTGTTATAAATCGAATTACCGAGTGGATCTAAAAAACTTTGCTGGACGCTAGTGATGGCGGTGCCGGATGTAACAACTTTTGCAAGGCGAAGGGCGTTGCTACCATCACTATTAACCGATAGTGTCATGCCCGTCGTAGCATTGTTTGCAACTGCTATATACACTAACGTGCCATCATCCAATAAATCGACGTAAGTATCTTTGCTGGCGGTGAAGGCTTTAGATACAGCTGTACGGCTGACATACTTACCATTTACGATAGCGACGCCAGTAGCAATAGTGGCGGTCAGGTTGGCGCTGGTCGGTATCTTGTACCCACTTTGAACATGAGAGAAGAAGGTCAGTCGCCGCATAAGTTCAAGGCTGTTGGCGGCGGTATCTTCGGAGCCATTAGCAAGGCCGCTAAAATTTTCATTAACTAGCGAACTTTTGATCTTGGTATTTGGAGTAAAGATATTCATTATTCTGTAACCTCGCCAAAGCCAACCACCTCTTCAGCGACTTCTGGGTTGTTAAGTGTTTGCTGTGCTTCCAGGTTACGGTTAATATCTTCGATACGCTTGTTAACATCTGGTGGCACCGTGCTAAGTGTCATTATAGCTTGTTCTGGCGTATAGGTATGCTTTGCAATTTGGATGGCTAGGGTGCTAGGGTTATTAACGTCGAAATCCCAATAGCCTTCATCCCAAAACGCGGCATCCCAGTTGCTGGAGCTGTCAGAACTACCACCGGCATTAGCAAAGCCGACGATATCGCCAGGGCGGATGGATTCAATGTCATAGACGCCATCTAATATAGTGATGTTAGCCCGAACCTCTGGCATCTTGTATTGTTCAATGATGGCATTAGCGATGGTGTCGGCTGTATCGGGGTTCGTAACGCGGTTATCTACGTAGATACGAAGCTTCTGACCGTACAAATCAACACTGCCGGTGTCCTTATATCTACGGTAGAGGTTAACGCCGTTGTCATCTACGCCGCCGGTGAACTCCACGGAGTTGATAATATTTTCTGACCTATCTTCAAAATTAACGCTTTGCAGGTGTTTACCGATAACGAACTTATGATTAACAGTCGTACCCTTTAGCTTGAAGTGAACCTTTTTAGTGGCGTGGTCGATATAGAAGAACCAGTTGGCCGGTGATAATTCCAGACATTTCTTAAGGGCGTCGTATACGCTGGATGATCGGAAGGTATAACTAACCTTGGTACCTGTTAATTCAATTGAAGCATCATCGAAGGTAACACTGCCACCCTGCAAGCTGTAGTTAGTCAGGATGTCTTTTAAGATGACGCTAGGATCTTCGCTAAGGTATTTGGCCACAGTCGATCCGGTGTCGCTATATAGTTCACAGTAAAGGCCGCCGATTTGCGCCATCGTACTACCGGAGTTATTAATTGACACAGTATAGCCATAACCGCCGACGATAGGCGGGTAACTCATGCCGTTAATAATATCGCCTGCAGCTGTTCCACCGCGGAGATAAAAGAACTCATCTGTATCGAAGGTAATCAGTACATAATAGCTTTGGCCAGCAGCAAGGATTTGTGTTGTATCAAAATCAAACTTAACAAGGTCCGGGTTGGTTTCCGGTACCGCTGCAGAATCAGTGAATGCTATGGCCGTATTGGAAGTGGTGTAGGAGAATGAACCGGCAGTCGTGCCCACTATGTCATTTACTGGCGTGCCGGAGTATAGCGTCAAGTTTTTCTCTTTAGGGAGATTACCGGCTAACCGTGCCATCTTAAGTACTACTGATTTCAATCGAATATTAGATGTAGGCTTGATAACAACCGCATAAGCACTACCCCAAACACTAGTGTTGTAAGCACCATTATCAATCGGCATCGCGGTAAGCTGTGACTGCCCGCTTTGAACGGTATAGTTGCTTAGCTGTTCGCCGTAGCTATAGACTTCGATGTTTACGCAATTCTTGTTGTAGTCTGGGATGTAATTGGCAATGTATCCGGTAAAGATGAGCTGCCCGTTAGGGAATTGATCGTCAGCACAGTAAAAGCGGACTTCCAAACCGAAATCAACATCAACGCGCTCGCCAAAACTACCAGGGTCGCGGGCAAGGGTGACTTTGACCTTTGATCCAGCGCTGTTAATCTCCTGTTCATAACCAAATTCGCTGGAGATTTCCTTACTCCAAGTCTTACGGTAAGTATAAGTAGTGAAGGTACCGGTAAAGACGTTGGTGAGCGCGTTAAAAGCATAGACCGATGAGCCGGTGCTAGGGAAGGTGTCGTCGAAGTATTCGTACGGCGTAGCACCATTGTTCAGCGCCATCTTGTCCACATAGAAGGTTTTGACTGATGCGTTAGCGTTGCGAAGTAGTACGCGGAGCTGACCCACAGTAGCTGCAGGGTCTGTGGTACCGGTGACGGTAATGCGCTGCCATTGGCCTGTAGCAGTAAGTGTGGACTGTAGGCTGGCGCCAGCATCGGCTGCAAGGCTGATAGTGACTTGCTCGCCTGGGTCGGCCTTAAACCAAGCGCTACCGCTGTAAACGGTGTTTCCGGTAATCGGGATGAGCGTTAGGCTGTCAGTTTGCGGGCCCTGCAGCGTTAGGCCGCCAGTGCTTGTAACTGTTTTTATTGAGCGTTCTAAGTAGATACTAGCACTATCGACAAGCTGGCAATTACCCAAATATAGGCAAGTGTAAAGCGTCGTATTAGAAGCGGTGTCATAACCCAGGGTAAAACTACCGTCTTCATTCGTAGTGTTGATTGCATTGAAGTCAAAATGCAGCAAACAACCCGAACCAATCGGCATCTTGGTATCGTACATTTCCAGTAGTAATGCCGGGGTCAGTAGGCTGCCGTAGATGCTGAAGTAATCGAGAGTTCCAGCAGCGAATTTATCACGGACGCCGGTATTGTTATTGTAACGGGCGCCAAGGTACACGTTTAAATTACCGTAATCAGTAGTGTTACCGGCGATGCCATTATCGAACTGGGCGACCTGTACGCCATCTATATTAAGCTGGAGATATCGCCCATCACTACCAAAACTAATCTGATGTTCCCCTGCAGTGATGGTGCTTAGATCTACTGAGGCCGACTTCATTACGTTACCCATGCTAAGACGGACGGTTAATTTACCGGTCGTGGTCAAATTCCTATCAAGGCTGAAGCCACTACCTGGCGAGCCGGTATCTTCATGCCATACCAGTACTTCTTGCGTTGCATTAGCCCAGTTTGGTTTGGTGTGCCGAATAACTACCGTATAGGCGTTACTGATATTAACATCTGGTTCGCCAAACCCAGAACCAACCTGGCCCACCGACGGCATGATTATATAAGACGTTACGCCATCAAGTACTACGGCCTTCTTTTTTACCTGTGGATAAGCCTGGGCGCGGTTGCGACCTACGAACGTGGCGCTGCCATATGGGTCAATCGCGGCGATAAACGGCGCACTCTCAAAGCCTTCAGCATCGCCTTCTTTAACATATTGGTTGACGGTAACACGGTCACGCTTATAGATTTTCGCAAAATATTCTTTTCGCATTATAGCCACCGTGGTACTTGAGTTGCTACAACCGTACCAGCACGGGCAGTGAAATCATCACGAATCTGCAATCCGTTTGCAAGGGTGCCGCCAACTACCGGCTTATACATCGAGAACATACCGTCGTAATCGACGCCGACTTCAGTGCCGTTCACCTTTACCGTGTAGTTATCGTTATCAATTTCAATGACGTCACCGGCTACGAACGCCCGCGATATGCTGATTACTTGGCCTGTATTGGTGTTCGTGAAGTAGATAGTATTGGTCGTGCTACCGGTAAAGCTGGTGAGCGTTAAGGTAGTCTTGATAACCTGTTCTTTGGTGCTACCAAGGACATCGAAGGTATAGGTATCGGTCGTGTTGTTGTGGGCCACGCCGTTAATAAGGGTGGTCGTGGTGGTGTCGTATCCCCATGGCCACAGGCAAAGCAACTGCAGCGAGTAGGAAACAGCAAATGGCGCTCCACCATCCTGAAAATCCAAGCCGCTGATGACTGCCACATAGCGACGGGTCTTCAAGCCATCACTACCATGTTTGCCGATATCTAAATTCGCGCCATTGCCATCATTCTCGATAGCGGCTTTGAAGAGGTCAACACGGTTATTGATATCACCAAGGTTAGTACCCCAGATATCACCACTAATAGTTATAACTTTTTGGGTATAGTATTGGCCGGTCTTAATGCTACGGCTAGCACGCGGAATAGCAAAAACATTTAATGTCTTCGTTGGTATCGACTTGTGGGTAATCGCCGTAACGCTTATATTGTTAGTCTGTAGGTTGACTAAGTTATAAGTTACTGGTATACCATCCATTTTAGAAACCGCCCACTAAGATTTTATTTGTTGTTATGCCCTTAGAAGCTAAGCCATTGTTTTCATCATGTTGCGCAAAGTATGCAGCAACCGCACTGGAATCACCAAGGTATACATCGCCGTAGTGATTGAACTCGCGCTTACTACCACCACCTGATTCGCTATCGTTATTATTGAACATCGCGTTTGTTTTACCGCCTGGGATAATAGTACCAGATTGATTAGGTACAAATAGTTCTGACGTTGGATTTAATGAGCCATCAGGGTTATCACCAACGATATATGGCTGACCGGCTTTAACGGGGCCACCCTTAGCGCGCTTAAGTAATGGCGACAGGTCGATCTTAGTACCGCCAGCGGTCTTGGTCTGGACCTTTTCAACAAGCTTGTTAATACTGACAACCGCACCATCTGCTGAACGCTTAACGCCATCAATTTCACGACTAGTAGTCTGCATGGTTCGAATAAGCGCTTGTTCCTTGGCAACTTCTTTTTGCTTATCCCAGAATCTTTGTTGGCTATCCTTGGTCTGGTCTTGAGCGGTTTTAAGGTTTTGCTGTGCTACCTGTAAGTTGTAAAGCGCTTGGCGAGCCTCTAGAGAGTTTGGCCCGAATCGCTTAACGGCTTCGTTATAACTTTTTTGTGCTTGTTCGACGTTCAAGGATGCACCGACCTGGGCCAACTGAGCGTCTTTAAGCGTCTGCTGTGATACCCGCATCTCATCGGTCTTCTGTTTTAAGTTAGCCTGAGCCAACGCTAGCTGCTCTGAGGCGGTTTTCTGGTTCATAATGCCATAAGTTACCGCCGCGACTACGCCAACGACTGCAGCGCCTCCTAATACCCAAGGATTGGTCAGCGCCGGGCCAAACTTCTCAAGCAAAGGAAGCGCACTTGATAGGTTGCCCAGGAATCCAGTCAACGCCGATGTACCGGTAAGCACTGGGCCGCCAAAGGCCAAAGCGTTGGCAATGATTCCTTTAAACGGCGAATCGGTCGCAATCAATCGCATGGCCACCGAGTTTAGCCGCTCTTGGAAGGCAGCAAGAACTGGCATAGTTAATGAACCGACCGCCAGCTTGAGTGCATCAGTCTGATCCTTCATGTCCTTTTGGGCTTTAACGTATTTGGCGACATCGGCAACGTTCTTAGAAGATAATGTCAGGCCAAGTTTTTGGGCTTGAAGTTCCATATCCTTGATGCCATCTGATCCAAGGTTTAGGGTTTTGATAAGGTCTTTGCCCTTTTTGCCAAACAGTTCCATCGACAGTGCGGTCTTTTCAGAACCATCCTTCATGCCCTTGAACCGGTCAGCTATGTCCATTAAGACATCGTTGAAGTTACGGGTTTCACCGGATGAAGTCTTAGTAGCAACGCCAAGCTTCTCCAGTGGTGTCTTCGCATTAGTAAGCTGGTCGGTGTAATCCTTGATGGATATCTTAAGCCCTTCAACCTTGTTTCTCAGCTCGCCAGAACTATCGCCGTTCTTTTTAATATCGGCGGTGTAGTCCTTGATTTTGATTTGCGCCTCTTCAATCTTGTTCTTGATTTCAGCTTGCTTCTTTGACAGGTCGCCAGTGGCATCGTTGGTAGCAACGATTTGTTTGGATAATACGCCGAAGGCAGCACTAGTATCTTGAGTAGTGAGGCCCATCTTCTTGGTAACGGCCAGTAGCAGTGATGTGCTTTCGGTCGTCATGCCCGTTTGTCTTGCTAATATCGAAGTATCTTTAACCAGGCTAACAACATAATCGGTCGCGTTCTTAGCATAAAGGGTTACACCAGCGGCTAGAACACCGGTAACTACCGATACTTTCTTGAACCCAGCTTCGCTCTTTTTAGCGAACTCCGTGAATCGCCCACCCGCTTCATCGGTCGCATTGCCGATTGCTTCGATGCCTTTTTTGGCCTCAGTAAAGCCCGATCCTTCGGACTTATTTGAGATGATGACATCGACGTTGTTGTTACTGCCTAGTAGACTCATTTTTTTGTGCTGCTTCCGCTTCTAGTCTCTGTACTTCTAGTTCTAAGTTACTGATTTGAATGAATCTGTTTATATGGCTAAGCTCTGTATTCTGAAATTCCAGAAATGTCGCCCCTGTCAACTGCCTCCAGCGCTTGAATAGCTGGAATGTTACATAACCGGTGGGGAGTAGTCCGGGGTCAGGTTTGGTGTTACCGCCTCTGTGGAAGCGGTAGAAGTTTTTTTTTCCTCCGCACTCAGACCCCCTTGCGCCTCTTCGATCTGATCGCGGCTTATATCTTTTAGATAGTTGAAATCAGTGGCATCCATCCGCAAGATATTGTCATAGGTTATGGCAGCCTTGCTACCATCAGCTTCGGTGAAGCTCCAATCAAGTATCGTTGCAGATAAACCTGCAGCGACTTGTTCGGTGATAGTGTCGTATTCATACATCACTTCAAGGTCGCGGGCAAAAACAACAGACCGTAGTTCAACCCAGTCCTGTTCAGCTTCCGGTAGATGCTTACTAGATGGAAGGGTGAATCGTTTGCTTTTGTAAGTTCCAAGTTGCGACATGATGACTACTAGAGTGTTGCCAATCCGTTAACTACTTTTACATCGAACGCTTGGCCATCAGTCTGGTCGTATTGTGGGATGTAATCAATTTCGGAATAGTTTACTTGTTCCGGTTTGATATCGGCAACAACTTTACCATCGGTCTTGATGTTGTTCAACGTAATACGTAGTTCATGCTGTCGCGTCGAACCGGTGAAGTGTCGGATGACAACGGCTTGCTTCTCAAGTGCGTTGAATCGGCGGACTGCTTCAGGGGTATCAAAGAACTGTTTAACGCTAAGGGTGGCGTCAGCTATCGTGCGGATGAGTGATGCAGGATCAACAGCCCCTGATCGCTTGCTACCCTCTTCCTCTTCGAAGCTGTGCATAATTTCCCATGTTGACCCTTGCTCTAGCGGGGTGTGTGTGGCAGTCAAGGCTGCAGCTGCAGTAGCTCCAAACCTAAATTCTGTACCAGACCATGTGAATGGCGTAAGCAAGTTAAGGTTTGGTGATGCAGGTCGTAAGTAAAGCATGTCACCAGCTGCAAAGGCGGCAGCGGATGCGCCTAAGGTGACAGTGATGCCGTCACCGGCAACAGTATTGATTGTAGTATCAAGCGTGGCGCCAGTAGATGCTTTGTATACCCGAACCAAGTCACCGACAACAAGACCCTTGCTAGGGGCTTGGTCGTAATCGGTCTTAAGAACAACGCTAGTGGTTGCGATGCTAGCGATTTCACGACCCTGGAATGATCCTAGAGCGCTCAGGCTAGCTTGCAGTTGCATTTCGTTATCATTCCACGATGGAGATATTTTAGAAGCTCCTACGCCCCAGAATCGCTTGACGACGTTGCCGGTAGAGATATCGACGGTATAAAAGGCTGGGTCTACGGTATTGCTGATGCTTAGCGAGTGAGTGTAAGGGTTCGCGCCGGTTGTTCCGCTCTTTGTAAGTAGCATATCGAACATACGGCCAGCGGTGTTTGGTTCGCCCATGATTGTAACGTCGCCAACATGCCCACGCTGACCTTGCAGGACGTTAAAGGTACCGTACTTGCCGCCATAAATAGGATTCTGTTTTACGAAGTTACCATTGGTCTGAATCGAAGAATCATATAATGCTACATAATCGGTAGGGGTTAATACTACGTTAGGACTAGCTTGCTTGATAAGGGCAAGGTAGCCGTTGTTTCCAATACGTTCAGCCATTACTGGGATACTCCATTATTTGTTGGTTGTGGTTGTGCAACGGGTGCGGTCGGTTCTACTTGAGCCGGTGCAGCAGCGGGCTGGTTAAGTGGTTGTGCAGGCTCGCTTGGGTTATTGATTTCCTCCACAAAAGGACTAAGAATAGGGCTTTCACTTTGTATAGTTCCGTCTTCTAGGGTTTGAACACCGATAAAAACACGATTTTCACTGCCCTGTTTTAATTTATATTTGAACATATTGCCTCCATTATCTATTTATGCTTATGCTTTTGTCAACTTTATCAATCTCTGCCTATTACTTCGACAACTCCACGGGTCTTGATCAGTACGTGAGCTTCCGCCGTAAGTACCGAATCTTCGCGTGGCTGAATGCCATATTCCCAAGTAATATCATTCTCAAATACTTCCTGTGACAACGTTAGATGCTTCCGCAAAGTATGTACGATAGTGCCTTCCTTCCAGGCGCCAGTATCTTTATCACGGGCTTCAACAATGTAACGAAGTTTGCGACCGGTAAGATCAACGTCGTCGTTAGCGCCGTAATCATCCTTCTTGTTGAAGACTATCTTAACAATGATGTCACTCTCAGTTGAATCATGGCCGGTTGGCGCGCCCTTTATCGTGGCATTACCAATCGACTTTTCGACGATGACACAGGGCAAATTAACAGTGGGGATTTGGATTGGGTCCGATTCGTAATAGGCTGCAAACCGCTTGGAAAAGGTGGCCTGCAGCAAATCAATAATCCTATCAACGGTATCTTTATATTGATTGTCTAAATCAAATTCCATTACAATTTAGCCCTTCTAATTTTCTTAGCGATGTCTTGTTCTAACGTTGCTTGAACAATATTGATAACAGCGTCATTAATACCCAGGGATGGGCGATAAGGTATCTTTGATCGGGGTTCACTTGATTGGTGGTACTTGAAATAAGGGGCCGTGTTATACACCTTTACCCCGTGCTTGTCGGCTTTAAACTTGAAGCTATCTTGCATCGTGCCAGTCTTCACCAGTGGCGGCGCTCCAGGATTCTGACGGGATTTAGATTTTGCATAGCCTAAATCAAGACGGCTCCACTTATAACCGAAGACGCCACCTTGGGAAGTAAAACCAACGCCACTGTAATAGGCGGCTAAGTCTTCACCAATGGATTTGTTAGCGCTACTAAAATCCAAGAACGACTTTTCAAGGGTCTTAAGTCTGTTCCTTAGTTCATTCGATCCATTAATTTTGATTGATACGCGCACAATTAATACCGTTCACTAATCCTGAATAAGCGTTCGCCGCCGCCAAGTTCGCCTGGGGTTGCAGCGGTGTCGCTGTTAGGCCAACCAATAAATCCGGTGCTGCCTGGGATTGAATCCTCGCCGCCATCGTCAACTAAGCTACCACCGCCCTCTTGAAGTTCTTTGATGTCCGCGCGCGCCTGAGCAACCTTTGACTTACCGGGGTTGTTATCGTCGGTGCCGTATTCGCCATAAAGGGATAAGAGTAAGAGGCCAGCAGCAAGCCTTACGGTGATGTCACTTATATAAGCATTGACTGGACGGGCAAACGGTACGCTGTAACGGGTCTTGAGCTTAGCGTTTATCTCATCCTGGGCAGCCTGGCGCTTTTGGTCCACCATGGTATCGGTAACACGTGGGTTGTTTTGAAATCCAGCCTCTTGCTTGATAGATTCGATGCTACAGTAATCACCATAACCACCGCCGCGGACCGCTGCACTGGAGTTCAGTGGCGTTTCATTATTACTGACTGAATCCCTAAAGGTAGACTTGTACCAGTACCCTTCGCCGCCGCTAGTATCGGTGTAGCTTGTGCTAGGCTGGTCGAAGTCAACATCAAAGGTGGAGATGACACTAAACTGGTCATCGGCCGGTACTTCGCCGTTTACATTCGTCGCCCTATACAACGAAATCTGGTCGCCAAATATAACGGTGACGGGTTCCTGGGCAAGGTGTGCATAAAGGGTTGATGTGATCTCGATGTTAAGGTGGTCGGTAGGATCAATCGTAACGTCCACCTTTTCAGACTGTTCTTCACCGGGGCGGCCGATGACAAGGTGGCTGTTGACGGCTATTCCATCAGTGTTTTCTACGATAGCGGCGGTCGAATTGGCTGCTAAATCAGCGCCTAAAAAGGTTGTTTCCAGTAAGTTCTTAGATGCAAAATTAGCTATTTTTATTGTTTGTGACATATTGACTCCATATTAACATAGTTGTTGTGCTTATTATTTATAGGTAAATATCCCTATTATCATCGGTTGGAATTGCTTTGACATCATCGTTTCCGATCACAATTGAAGTATTATCATCCACCAGTATGGCAACGCCGGTGATATCCAGTTGGCCAAGGATGGTATCGGTAGGCTGGTTGCCAATGATTATCTCATCGGTTTTACCCGGTTTGACAAAGGTAATGCGGGCGGTAGCTTCCTGGGTAAAGGTGAGTAGCTTGGCGATGCGGGCAGTGGCCGATTGGGTAAAGGTGCCAGTTGCACTAACCCGGCCTGTCGCTGGTTGTACCTTAGTGAATGTTTTGCTAACACGTGCGGTGCTGGTTTGCGAACGGGTAAGGTTTTTGGTAACTCTACCGACTGCCGTTTGCGTCTTGGTGACAACCTTGTTAATGCGTACCGTTGCCAGCTGTGCATAAGTGATTGATTTGGTTATCCTAGCCGTGGCAGTCTGGGTTAAGGTGTAAGCTTTACTGATTCGGGCGATAGCAGGTTGTGACGAAGTTAGGTTCTTGGTTATTCGGGCGGTGGCTAGCCTGCTGGTGGCGCGGCCTTTTAGAATCCGACCAACCGCTAACTGAGTAAAGACGCTTTGAATCGTAATGTTTGCCGTGGCCGTTTGCGTCCTAGTGAAGCTACGAGCGACGCGGGCAATAGCGGGCTGGGTTCGGGTGAATGACTTAGCTATCCGACCTGCAGCCGTTTGCGATAACGTCATCGACTTGGTAACGCGACCTGTGGATAACTGGGTTCGGGTTCCAATGATACTAATGCGGGCGGCAGCCAATTGAGTAATCGACATAGTAGCCGGGTTAATCTTAGCGGTTGCCGACTGGGTTTTAGTGAAACTCTTGGCAATCCTACCGGCCGCCAGCTGGGTTAAGGTCAATGATTTGGTAATACGGCTGGTGGTAGTCTGGGTTCGGGTTTGTGCCTTCGATATGCGGGCGGTAGAGGTCTGGTTTAGCGTGAAGTCCTTGGTGACACGGGCAGCCGCGGGTTGTGTCTTAGTAAATGACTTTTGCAAACGGGCAATAGCTACCTGTGGATAAATCAGGGTTCTGGTGATTCGGGATGTAGCGCCCTGAGTGAAGAGGCGCGATAGCTGAATCCTAGCAGTGGATGTTTGGGTAAACGTGCGGCTACTTTGAACCCTGGCAACGGCTGGTTGTGTCTTGGTAATCGCTTTTGTAATGCGAGTAGCCGCTATCTGTGACAGGGTGAATGCTTTGCTGATCCGACCGGCTGCTAATTGTGTCTTGGTGACAGTAAAGCTTAGCGCCTCTTGCGCGGAAGGAGCGTAAAAGGTTGCCGGGCTATTCTGGTTGTTGTATTCGGTGGCAATCCAGTTATCGCTACGATCGCCCGTGCTAGTGCGGATTTCGTCTAACGTACCGCTGTAGTTATACCCAGCTGTACCCCATGAACCAAAGTATAGTGGGGCGCCGCCAGTAGCCGTTGCATCGCCTGATAAGGTGCCGCTATTAACTAGAACGCCGTCAACAAACAGCTTGGCATTACCTGAACCATCACGCTTTGCGACGATGTAATGCTGGGCCCCATCACAGACCGATGCGGGTGATTCAAGGGTGGTGCTATTAATCCAGAACGTCGCTTTGGTGGCGTTGGTCTGTAGCGTCCAGCCATTAGTGATGCCAGCATTAATATGCCCGAACAAACCAGGGAATGCAGCATTTTGCGACGATGACATCCAGGTGGATATGGTGAATGCACCAGTGAAGTCGTTGGCGGTATCGTTGGCAGGCGTTGCGATAACCTGGCCACCGGCAAATGTGGCGCCTTTACCTATCTTGGTAGTAGACCCATAAGCTGGACCGGTGCCGACGACGTTATTACTGACAGTCCTAGCAGCGGCCGTGCTATCTACGAACCCACCAGATGCATCATTCATGTGGTAGACGTTCTTATAGTTGGCATCCCAAACGTTCTGACTACCATAGGTAGAGTTAGCGGCCAGCAAGGTACTAGATGGCGCGCCGTAATAAATGTAGAACTTGGTATTAGTCAGGTTGGCTAAGCTTGGCGCCTTGAACCATAGTTCACCAGTGCCGCCTACCTTATCGACTGCAACCAGTTCAAAAGGCACCTGGGTCGTGCCATCACCAGTGGTAACGCGGATATCACCGCCGTCGCTACGGATATTGGTAAAGAATCCGGTGGCTAGATTGGCTAGGTTAACGTGTACAGGGAAATTGGTATGCGAACCGATGACTTTGGTGCCATCTACGGTAATCTTTTGGCGGTAACTATAGCCTGCAAGTACACCTGGTGGCGTTTCGATGTTCGCCGTGGCAGTCTGGGCTTTGGTCAGGGCCTTGGTAATACGACCGGTAGCGGGCTGAGTTTTGGTAGGAGTGATAACCGGGATGGAGTTAACGGCGGTAATCTTGCTACCATTTTGGCCTATTAGCTGAGCGTATACGTCGCCCTGTACACCTATTGCGTTAGGGTCGGTGTATACAACGCTCCAGGAAACGCCATCGGGTGAATATTCAAAGAAGATGGTGCCGGATACATCGCGGATTCGTAACCATTTAGCTTGAGAGGCAGCAAGGAGTATATTGGCGGCCATGAATGCATCACTAAAGTCGCTGTAGTAAACGAACATGCGGCCTTGCGCCTGATCGTAAGTAAATTGATACTGAGCAAGATTAGCTAAATCACTACCAATGGTAAGACCGAAAACACCGGTAAGCGTTTCGTTGACTATATAGATTTGGCTGTTTCGTATCTGATATACAGGATAAGAAGCAACTGAGGTAGTTGCATTGAAGTTCAATAAGCCACCGCTAACACTAACGTTGGCATTGGCAACCCACTTGGCCGAATCTAAGGCGACGCCATCAAAGCTATCGACCAATTGGCTGATAGGTAGCGTTATCCTAGCCGTGGCGGTACGGCTGGCAGTAAAGTTTTTAGTAACCCTGGCCGTAGCGGTCTGGGTTTTAGTGACGATACCACCATCACTAGCCTGGGTAAGCGCTAGCAGCAGGCCAAGAGGTTCACCAGCAGCCATCAGACGCTACCAGGATTCGGATGTAATTGATTCCCTAACATCTGTGATGTGCTCCACTAACCAACGCCCATTAACATCAGGCGACTGGTCTGGGGCGTAGCAGAACTACCGCCGGAAGGCGTTAAAGCCACCGCAACTATATTGAATTGGTCGTTGAAGGCAGCATTAACAGTCCAACCCATGATTCTTGCACCGGCAGCGGCAACATTAGCGAAGCCCGCCATGAAGCGGCGGTTATCAGCGGTTATCTGTAGTATTTCGGTGGTGTTGGCGTTCACAGTCATCGCGTCATTGAAGTTATTTGTATTAACCACCAGACAATATGTGTTAGCTACGGTCGGCGTAATAGTAACCAGGTGGCTGGTGCTTGTTCCTGATGCCGGGGTGCTTGTATTTATCGGCGTCGCTTGATCTACTCCACTAAACGATGTAGATGACGCCCCACCAAAGGCGGCAGATGCGCCGAAGCTTATGACTACGTTATTGGCGCCCGAAGGTGGATTTAAAAGCCGGTAAACATATGTTCCGCTTGGTACAGTAGACGAATTAACTAAAGTCATGGCGTTACCGGCATAGGTTACACCGGTAGGCGTAAAGTTTTCACATGAGAAATAGACTAGTAATATGCTGTTACTCAGTCCAGCGCCGACGGGGTGGCTATAGGTCCAGTTTGAATTGCTTGCGAAGGTTTGCCCTGTCTGTTGAAAATCAACTGCTACCGGCATTATTAAACCCTCTTAACGTAAAGTGCTGTTACCTTAAGTGATGTCACGCTTGTTGCACAAGTCGCGGTCCAGTTAGTGTTGACGGCAGCTTGAGGAATAGCCGAATCAAGAGGGAGCGTATAACCGACGGTCTGACCTGCTGGCACCATGAACGGTGTGGCCGTACCAGCTCCAGTAGCATCCCTTATCGTCACTTCCGTGGCTGTTGCCGATGTATTGGTGAGGAAGAGGCCGTATAGGTCGTTAAACGTGGCAGCGATAGCCGTAACGATAGTGGTTTCAGCAGTGGATGCGGTGATTGTCGTGACTTGGCGGGCTTTGAGTAGGCGCGGCGCACCGGCTACCATCACCATACCGGCTATATCAGTAGCTTTTGGTGAGTAGTCACCGGTTGTTGATGTTAGGGCGGCTAGCGTATCGTTTCGGACGCCCCAGGTAGCTACACCAGTATCGGCAGTGACATGTGCGGTATCTTCAGTCTTGCCAAGTGCCGTGGGGGTTACGCCAGGTACGACTGAGCTTACCGAGACCGAACCCGTAACCGTAGATGTGCCGTTGGTTGTTACGAACATCGGGGCGAACTGGGCGCTTGGCTCGATGATTACGTTGGCGGTGCCAGAGGTGTAGTTAAGTGCCCGTACGCGTAGCTGCTGGGTGCCAAGCAGTAGCGTCGTTTCATAAAGCAAGGCCGAGTTAGCAGTGATGATACCGGTGGTCAGAATTGGTATCGGGTTAACCGTGTTAGAAGCTGGGCGGAAGGCTATGACATACCAGTTAACACCGTCAAATGCTTCAACAGTGAAGTTAACACCTGCATACGTTCCGTAAATTGAGATAGTAGCGCCACCAATACCGGTAAGATCGGTAGCGGTAATGGTGCTGGTAGCATTGACGATTGTTCCAGCGGTAGGAGCTTGCTTAGCCGCGACACTTACCGGAAGAGGATTGGCAGCAGTGACATCCTGAGCAACACCATCAGCGCCCCACTCTACTTTTACACGTTGGTGCTGGACGCCACCGATATCATCAGATGCAACAGATACACCGGTGCCAGGCGTTACGGTAACATTATCAGCCATCTTAGCGTACCCGTCCTACATATTGATTTATTCCTGTTTTCATGTTATAGCTCCATTATATTCTTAACGTTTTGGCCGTTCTCATCGTTGTATTGGTATCCAAACCGCATACCAGACCAACCTGTTATAGTATCGCCATTCTGATTGAGTATCGAATAGCCATCCCTGAAGCGGACAGGGCGCGCTGAACTTGGTACGTTAGCCCAATCAATGTCGTAGCGGTTGTTCTGGTAAAAGGTCGATAATCGAACCATCGGGCCATGTTCGGCCTCTGGGTCCTTGTTCAAGATAGAATAAAAGACATTCCGCCCCTCAGAGTAAGGTGAAATGTCTTTTAATTCTGTCTCGCTTAGTATGAAGCCGTCTGTATATTCGGCTTCTACTGATGTATCTAACGGTATCTGTGGCATTGGATTGCCCCTTATTGGATTAAGGTTAGTATTGACTAAGATTCAGTCCAGGTTGCTGTGATGGTGACTGTAGAAATGTCACCAGGGCCAGCAGCTCCTGTAGTTTGCAGTTGCGTACGGTAAACGTTCGCATAAACGGTGCCACCAGTGGTATAGCTGGATGTACCAGCGCCATAAGGTGTACTGTTACCGACGAAGTTGGCAGCTGTACCAACGGTAGATGCAGCAGCGTCACCAGTTGCAGCAGTTGAAGGCGTAACGCCCGATGTACGGACGGATGCGACAACTGAAGCACCGGTTGCTGGAGCGTTAGAACTGACCTTATATGTTAAGGCGCTAAGGCTGTTGTAAGTACCGGCAAAAACGATCGCCTGGTTCTTGTCAAAGCTGTTGTTGCCTGCAGTAATAGGGAATGATGAGTAAGGCGATGTGCTATCGTCAATATTCTTCCAGTTCGCTTCACTTCGGCTAGCCGTAGCGGTTGCAGCGTTGGTGCCGTTATATTCGGTCCATGATTGGGTAGTTGCCATTAGCTTCTAGCCTCCTTGTGCCAACCTATAACTTCACCGGCTTCGTTGTAATCGTGTACAACTACTTCACCAGTCTCAGTGCCCAATACGTTGGTAACAACTTCACCGTTATCAGGGTAAGTGACGTTCATGCGTTCAGCTTCCGTAATAGGAGTCTGGACAATTTCAGGTGGGTTTTGATTATCCATATTATTTGGCCTTTGGATTTAACTTAGTTGTGGCGGTTGTGAGCCGACCCCAGCTTGTTCGAAGTCTTGAGCGACTTGCTCCGGTGTCAGAGTTAACGGGGCTGGAGTATCCGCTGGTAAAGGGGCTTCGGTAGCCGGTGCCTCCGGTGCGGCGGGCGGCGTAGTAACTGATTCGACCGCACCAGCCGCTGGCGCGTTGTTTAAAGACTGGACCTCGCCACCATCGGCTTCGGCAATGCCCTTCTCGATGAAGCTTAACGCCTCGTCTTCCGGCAGGTCTACTTTAGATCCTGCCGGTACATCTTTATCCCCATATGCTAGGGCGGTTAATAGCTTAACAATCATTGTGATCCTTCCGATTTAGGCTAGAACATCTTTAAAGACGTAACCAGCGGTTTGGCTGAATACCCATGGCACGTAGAAGTCAGTAGCACGGATGATGGTACTCTTGATTTCCTTTTCATACCACTTATCAACACCAACAAGAGGTGAACCGTTGCCAGTTGCGTTCTTTGGGTTAAGGCGTAGCAAGTAACCTTGGGTAAGAGTTTCGATAGCTGGTGCAGGTGTAACGTACTGCATAACAACGTCATCACCCCAGATTCGTGACTTAGTACCATCAGTAGTAGAGTTCTCAGCCTGGTCGCTAGAGACTGCATCACCGATAATGATACGTTCAACCTGGAAGATATCACGAAGGATAGTATCGCGCTGTTCGTTAGTGACAGCAACGGCACCGACAAGGCGGTTTTTAACTTCGTTGTGCTGGCGAAGGGTGTCACGTACAAGCTTGTTCATAACAACCTGGTTAGGGTATGAACCACAGCCCATTTTGACTGCTTCACGGGCAGTGTTAACACGGGTTTCAAGTGGACTGGTTGGATCGCTCCACTGGTTAGCACCAGTCAAAGTAATCTTGTTAGCAGCGGCGTAGTTGTTAACATCAGTAACAGCGTTACGTACTAAGATTTCTTTGTCGATGAGCAATTGACCGGTAACAACGTTAGTTGCGTTGGTTTCAGGTACAAGTGGTGCATCGTAGTTACGCATGACACCATCAGTTACAGGAATTTCCAATGAGTGTTCGACCAGTGGTCCGTAGCTGACCTGTGTGACGTTCATGCCGACACGGTTAGCACGGGCTAGCGCTGCACGGGTGGTATCAGATGGCGCACGTAAGTGGCTCTCATCGAGCTTGTAGGCTAGACCAGTAAGATCTGGCACGTTTAGGGTAGGGAAAACCTGTTCAGCAATGAAGTCTTGCTGTGGGAATCCGAGCATGACATTGGTTAATACCTTGTCGACATATACTTGGCGTTCGTTTTGCATTTCTATAATTCCTTATTAATTTTAGTATTTCGCCGTGGTTGGCATTACTTCTACGAACAAACCTGCAGCACCGACAGCCCTAAGCGCGTAGCCTAAGATTTGGTTGCCTGCTGTGGTTGTGGTGACTGCTAGACCTGCAGCAGTACTAGTGATTGCTGCATCCTTAGCGACTGCTGCACTAGTCTTAACGTGCAAAGTACCTGCACAGCTACGAAGACGAACGCTAGTAGCGAATCCGGTTTTAACGTCGCTGTTGATGACACCAAGGAAGTTATCGGTTGCTGCAGTTGCGGCTACGATCTTACCATTGGCATCGAGTTTGACAATTGTACCGTTAACTAAATCGGTAGCGGCTACGAAAGCCTTTTCTGAACCTTCTACGTACATTATTTACTCCTTAAGCGCCAACTGAATTAGTGTGGCTGTTAGCTAGTTCCGGGTCTTCTTGGGCAACCTTAATTGTTGCTTCGCTGTAGTTGATCTTCTCAGATGCCATTACTTCACGGACCTTTTTATCAAAGCTATCGGTAGCTTCGACTTCTTGGGCGTTTTCCTTGCCATATTCTTTACCGATTTCGGTGTTTGAAGGCAAGTCGTTAAGATCTTCTAGAACTGATGCATCGACACTAGCGCGGTTAACCCACTTTTCGACTGCATCACCCTTGATTGCGCCACGGGCAGCATGTGCTTCAACCTTAGTCTTAAGGTCAGCTTTAGCGATGTTCGCTAATTGTTCGCTGTTTGCATCGACCTGCTTTTGCAGTTCGGTCTTAGCCTCTTCACTTGCTTCAACAGCTTTTTTAGCGGTTGCTAGTTCTTCGCGCATTGATACGATTTCGCTGGCTTCGACGGACACTAGGCCCATGTCAGCGGTTACGGCGGATGCTTCTACTGCTGTCACGTTTTCTTCCTTTTCTATGTTATTACTTGCTTCAACACCAAGTTGCTTAAGCTCTTCGGCATTAAATTCGTCCTGGTGTGCTTCAACAAATGTTTTTTCGTCAGCAGTCAAATCTGCTGCCTTCTTTACGCGGATTAAATCAGCGTTCATGCTTTGCTCCTTTTCTGCATCTGCATTTACATAAATTACTTGCTTACCATCTTCAGTGTCAGCCTCTGCACTGGCCAATACACCCTGGTTCCCTGAGAACATAGGAATATTGGTCAATGCACAACCTGTGAAGACGTTACGAACCTTTTGGGCGACGTTTTCTGGATTAGTCCAGAATCCGCCAAGGCTACGCGGGGTAAACTCTGAGCTAAAGAAGCGATAGTTACCGGCTTCAACTTCAGTCTTACCCGCGCCGGTCCATTCAAGCTTAGTGCCCCAAAGGTTTACGCCATCAAACTCTAAATCGTTGATCCAAGCGGCAGCAACACCGCCCTTATCGTGACGGATGTTACAAGGGATGCCAGCCTTACTACCTTCGGGGCCAGGGCGTCCATAGCCCATAGTAAAATGCTCAATAAATTCCTTCATATCATCGGCGTTAACTTCGATAGTGCCATACTTGGCAGTTTCAAACTTGCCGACACGTAATAGATGGATTCTATCAGGTAAAACACCATTACTATCAGCTTCTACCGATGTTAGCTTTGCGATTGTGGATGATATATGTGTCATTTTATTGGCAATTACCCCACAAAGGGGTTTTGTTGTGTTAAGTTTCTTACAAACATTAGCGCTTTGTCAAATTATTTATTCAATTCCATCTCTTCAGGGAATACCAAACGTAGCGCGCAACGGCACCGCGGGTGGTATGCTGGGCCGTTATCTTCGCCGCCATACAGGTAATCTAGTTCAACAATTCCTTCAGCTTCATAGTCAGCACATTGATCGTCACTATCAAGGGCTTGGGATTCCTTGCCTACAGCACCGGTTTGCTTACCGAACTGCAGGATACCGCCCTGAAAAGAGTTTACGGCTTCGGTTTGGGCGATAAGCTCAGCACGTTTAGGGCTTTTGATAACATCCTTAAGCCTAAATACGGCCTCTTCGTGGTTCTCGCGTAGGCTCAGGCTGGTTTTGATTGATGATCGGATGTCATCGCGTATTTTATCGGTAACGCGGTATTCGGCCTTAGGATTGTCTACAACAACGCCATCTTTGCCTAGTCGCTTGCCAACTAAGTAGGCTGCCCGCTCCATCGCGTAACGCTGAATAAATGCATCAGTCTTTTCGATACCCCTGTACTTGGAGTAGATGGATTCACCACTTTTAGCGCCAGTGAATACGCCAACAGCTATTTCTTCGAACATAACCTTTATGAACGTACCGTCGTAGCTACCCAAGTCGGCATTTTCTACGATAGCCTGGACGCTGAAGTTATCAGCCGCTTTGACTTCGGCTGATTTAACCTCTTCTAAGGCGTAGATATAAGCTGGTTTGTTGATGAATGACGGCGCATCATCGGATATGTTCTTGAAGTAGCGCCGTAATACCCGCATCATGGATGCCTCTAGGCGAAGTAGTGCGGCGTGAGTCTTTGGGTCCTTGCTATACTGAGGCGCCCAATCTTCAGCAGCTAATATAGCCACATCCGACTTAAACAGCTCATCTTCTATAGCTTTAACCGAGTAGGACATCAAGCAATTTACCTCTTGATTCAGTGGCAGCTTCAACGGCGGCCTGCACCTTGTCTGGATTAACCTTGGTCGGCTTCTCTTCCTCTTTGAGGGTTTTATCATCATTCTTGGTGCCGGTAGCGGCGTTGCCGTTAGGCTTGGTGGTCTTTTCATCGTCTGCTGGTAGTTCGCCGCCTGCAAGTGACTTCATGCCTTCAAGTGCGGCATCTTTACCGGCTTCGTAAGCTTCACGGGTTTCTTTGCTCATCGCTGGCAAGCGGTTGGTTTTACGTAAGTGGGTTTCGATATCGAGGTCAGGCGTCAATAAGCCCTTCTCAGCTAAGGTGCCTAGAGTAGTTGCGATAGCGGTAGGATCATCATCACTTAACTGGCCGAATGATAGCTTTGGATAGCCGTTAGGCATTTCGCTAAAGTTCATATCGCATAACTGCTGAATGATATCTTCGGTAACGGTTGAAACAATCAGCTTAGCTAATGCCTCTTCCGATTTCATAAACAGGCTGGATAAATCCGAGCTTAGGCCATTACTACCAGTACCGGATGCGCCGCCTAGCTCCATAAAGCGGGCAAGAACACCAGCCATGATACGGCCATCGTGGTACACCAGGGTAGGAATAACGTCAGTGGTTGTGTTGGTTCGCATATCCAGCATTTCAATGTCGATGGATTTAGGCGACTTGATGTAACCCTCTTCATTTGCCCGGAGATTACGGAGCGTATCTGCAACCTCTTCCCAATCAGCTTCCGAAGCGGTGCCTTGCTGGTTTTCTTTAGCGATTGGTACGCCGATGGCTTGCTTTTCGTGCTTGATGGCGTTAATCAGCGTTAGCTTATCCTTGATATCCCAATCCTTGTAGACGTAGCGAAGTAAGCTGATACCTTCGTAGTTATCGCCTTCTTGGTCGTGGGTAAATACGGCGAGCTTGGCGCGGGGAATCAGTATCGTACCTTCGTCAAGCTGCTGGGTGACGCCGTCGCCCTCTTCTTTGCCGGTGGTCCATTGCTGGATAGTTATCTGTTTACGGTAAGCAAGTTTGCGAATGCCAATCAGCTGTACACCTTCGTACGTGACCGGCTCCCAGACCTTTTCAAAGACTGAGTAACCGAAATCAAGCATGGTAAGCGATTCACGAAGGAAGCGATCCCAGTTAACAGCCCGGTCAAACATTTCACGGCGGATAAAGTCGGCTTTGCGCTGATCTTCGGCTTCTACTTCGCCCTTAGCGTTAACGGCAGCCTTGATATCCCACTCTGCAGATTGCAGTGGCAGCTTCACGACCTGGAGTGCGGCACGGATAGTGCTATCGCTACGGCGCATCGTATCGTACATGACAATGGCGTTAGTGCCGGTTAATCGGCGGTTGTATTCTTCGGCACTGATGTATCCGGAGTTAATGCGGGTGCCCGATTTGCCAAGCTCACGGCCTGCATTTTGCGGTAGATTCTTAGGGTTGTTTTGTGGCATAGTTTGATTCTTTACTGTGATTATGCTTTGTGCTTATGTTTTTTGCAACTAGTATCGTTGCTGCAAATCGGCAGTGATTGGCCTAACCGCTTCTTTGCGAGCAACAATCTGTTCCGATTGCTTGATGATTTCTTGAGGTGTGGTAGGGTCTACGCGCATGTAACGTTGGCCGCCCGCAAACGCCAAAGCCAATGCATCAGAACGGTCCGGGGATTTGCCGCCAGTCCGCTTTTTGTATTCATCTTTTGATTCGACCTTGATTAATCCGCGACTTGTCATACCCCAGCGCCTGCCAACCAACTCATCGAACAATTGTTTGTCCTTTGGCAGGGCTATTTGCTTACGCTTGAACCATCCGGCCAGGTTCCAATACAGTTCGCTGGTGATGTCGTGGAATTTGTCAGGCTGGCGCATGTACTCTTTGCTGCTGAAGTTGTAAGCGACTAACCGGTATTGGTGTGCTGGGTCGCCACGCTGCCGGGCTTCGTTGCTCATCTGGCGTAAGCGGTCGGTAGTACCGCCACCGTTACCAGTATCATCAATGTTCACCCGTAAGTCAGGGTTCATAACGTCGATAAGCGATGCAACGCGGTCAGCCGATTCCATCAAATCCTTGCCATTCCACTGGATGTAATCATCAACCCATCCACCACGGCGCGGCATAAGCACAGTGTTATCGCTACCGAAGCGAGCCATATCGAGGCCGTATTCTGGTAAACCATCGGGGATATTCCAGCCGGATAGCTTGGCCATGGTTTCGCCGGTATCTTCATCAATCCCCTGCATTTCCATCGACATGGTTACAAGGTCAGTAGGGAATAGCGCATGTTCGGATTGGCTAGGAAATTCGCCCATAACCAGTGATTGCCAGGCGCCAGAATCAGGGCCCCATTCGTGATAGCGGCCGAAGATGACAGAGGGCGCTATCAGACCATCGTATACCGGATTCATGCGCTCCTTCAGCTTGGCGTTGACCTGGTTGATCCATACGTTCTGTTCGACCCCAGCGGGGGCGGTAAAGGTGGTGATAAGCGTTTCCAGGTCAGTAATCCCGGTATCGGTGAAGTTCGGGGTATCGAAGGCGCTAACTGTAAAGCACGTGTAGCCCATTTCTGGCGTGTTAAAAGCGTTGAAGAACGTACCTGATGGATTCGTGGGATTTCCAATCAAAAGCACCTTAGCGCCAGCGTTAGGGGTGATAGCGGCCACGCCCTTGAATATCTGTTCATCAACTCCACCGGCTTCGTCCACAACGACCAGGATATTTTCGGCGTGATAACCAAAAAAGTTTTCCGGCTTGCTTGTGGATAACCCTACCGCAAACCAGTTAGTGTCTAGGCTCAAGCCCGCTTGGTTCACTTCCGCATCGGTCAGTTTGAACTTAGCCTTCTTGATGGTGGTAGCGATTTCACGCCACAGTACATCCGTTACCTGGCGCCATGTCGGTGCGGTCGTTACCACGATCGACCCAGGGAATAGCATCAGGAAGGTCACGACGATTACCGCGGCGATGAAGCTTTTGCCGATAGCGTTACAGGTCTTGACTGCCGTGTATTTGTTATCAAACACTGATTCCAGGATGGATACCTGCATGGACCATGGCAGGATACCGAATACATCCTTTGCAAACTCTGTGGGGTGCTTCAGGTAGTAGTTATACAGCTTGTCGAAATCAGCTTGGGTTATCTGTGCTTGAGCCATCTACATCAACAACTTTACGTTTACTTTCGATGAGCGCCGCCCAGCTATTGCCCATTTCGTGCTCTACTTTTTCGGTTGGCATCCGGAAATCATCATCAAAGTTTGCTAGGAAAAGCTGACGATCTCTGAAGCCTTCATTGCCCGGCTTGAGTGATGACAAATACCAAACTTCATGCACTTTTGAGAGTCTAAAATTCGGGGTCATCTCTTTGCGCCGTGTGTTTACAGCAGCCCAAAAGCCGGGGCGTTTCTGCCATTCGTACAGAGTTTTACGTGCTACTCCAACGGCTGTTGCTAATTCCTCAACAGGCATTTTTCGGATTCCATCATCATCGGTTATTATCCCTGATAAAGCCCGGTAATCGATTAGCGACAGGTAACGCCAATCCTGATTGTAATCTGTTAAGTTTTCACCATTTGTAACGTTTTGTAACTCGGCCATTTGATTGTGATTATGCTACATGAACCTCTGCCATGCAACTACTACGTCGTAATCCAGGCTTGCAAATACAGCTGGTTGATGGAGCTACGCCACCGCCTTCCCCACTAGCAAACAAGCTGGCTTCATCTGCTGCCGACTTCAACCGCGGGTCTTCCAACTCCAGCAATTTGCCATGTGCCTCAGCGTCCTTCAGGTGGCTGATAATCTTGTTGCGGCGTTCACCATTTGGCATGGCCTTGTAAGCCGTGATGAGGTCTGAGATGTGATTACTTAGCGCCATTACCGTTCAACTCCCGCGCAAACATGACAAGGCTTTGCGAAACCATGTTCACTGCAAGTAGAAACCGTTACGCCCGGAATCATGCTTGGCTCCACTTCCTGATAATTCTCAATCGGTCCAGAGTTCCTAGCTATCACCAACAAACTAGCCGCGATAGACTGCAAGCTATTAGCCTGAACCATATCCATCGGGGTATCCTTGTCAATCGACTGTAGCAACGCCTCAGCGCTATCCAGTAAAACTTTATCTTGCATCACTCGCCTCCATTTTCCCTTAGCATCAGGGTTAAGAATTTAATTACCATTTCTTCGCTCATGCCGATTTGGTAGAACGTATGCAGCTGTTGCAATGTCTGCCTACCAAGCGACGTAACTGCAAGGGCGGCCATCAAAGCATCCTGGGCATACATCCTGAAGTCCGGCTCTTGCTCAAGGAGCTTTTTGTAATCAGTTTCGATCATCGCCGCTTCCTCCTAAAAATTTCTCTTGCTTCCAATATAGCCTCGTAGGTCGCGTTTTTACCAGCTAACAGTTTGTAATGCTTAGCAATTCTCCAAACATCTTCATCATCGTAATCTGGCCGGACGATATCCCCATTCCTGTCGCGCATAAACTGTAAAATTATAATCTCTCGCAAAAATGCAGCCCGATCATCCAAGTAGCTGTCAGGTGCATTGCGCCAATTGAGATATATTTTTTTAACGTTCGCCGCGACTGCCTGCTGTTTCTCGTTGCCCTCAGTTTCGCCGTTTAGGACTTTCCAAAGTTCAGCACCGGCTTTTGGTTTCAATGCTTGTTCTTGCCCATTGCTCAGTCGGATAAACGCCATCAATCATCCCCAAATAATTTATCTAAATCATCACTAGGCACTGGCGGGCGTTTATCGGCTGCTTGGGCACGGGCTACTTGTTCTTCATCAGCACGTACAGCAGCTGCATAAACTTTTTTGTCTAAACCTTTTGATTTATCAAAACCTTGCGACTTTGCAGCTTCGGCGTTTTCTGTCGTAGACGGCAACGCGTTTAGTTTAGATTTATATTTAGTTTCTTTTAGTTTAGTTTCTTTTATTTGTGCACGACTTGTATCCAAGCTGTCGACAGGCTGTGGTACAGAGTGTGCAGAGGTTGTTAAGTCGATACCCCTGTAATGTCGTAGGTCTTTTAGCACATTTACGATCCAATCGGGTGCTACGGCAACTATTTTTTCGACATTTTTGACCATACTTGGATTTAATTTCTGATGTTTCAAAAAATTCAATAAAACGACCCAATTATTTTTAAATAACAGCCTGTCATCAGCCTGTAGTTTTTCCAGTATTTTAATGATTTCGGGCTGCTCAATGTCCGTATGCATGGCCGCAATTTTGAGGCTTAATTCATAAAATCCGGCCAGATTTGTTTGCGGATTTGATAGCAAATATATAAAAATAAGCTTCTCGTGGGCGTTCAATTCAAGTATGTAATTATCAGTCCAAAAGCTGGTGCTGAGCATGCGTTGTGATGCCATTCTAAGCCTCTTTCCTTAGCTCTTTTAGTTTTGATTCATACCAATCTATTTGTTTGTCTAAAGCCGCTCTATCAGTCCGTAATGACGCAATAAGATCCTTTAGTTTCTGTCTACGGTGCAAATACCATACTTCATCACTTTTATCTGGATTTATGCAAAATCCTGATCCAGCGACTTGACCCTCATCAGTCATCAAGCCACGAGCAAATAATATATAACCTTCATCCTTAAGTTTATCTACAATCGGTTTTAGTACTGATCGCGGCTGCTTAGTTTCACTCTCGATGACCTTATAAGAGAAGTAATGGTAATCTTCACCGCCAAGCAATGATCCGAGTACTCTAATTTCTAACTCAGTCATACCCTTACCAATATCCCTTGCTTGAACAGCTCGATGGCCAGCTTACATGCGGCATCTTCTGGGGTGTCGGCTTTAGCGGTAGGATACTCATTATCTTCAATTCCGCCATCATCATATTGGCAAGTCCAACGATTACCGATTACAAATAACTCAAGTGCTTCGTTGTTGTATTTAGTCGGCAACTTCCGCAACAGATAGCCGAGCGGATATTCCGGGCAATTCATCGGTCCATGTATTTTATCTTCACTGGTTTCCCAACCAGATAGCTTGTATAGCTCTGCATTTAATTCATCATTAGCGTACATGTTTCCACCTCCGGCCATTCCAAATATCGTAAATTGTCTGATCACCAATTTCATAAAGGGCAGCAAGCTTATAGCCGCTTATCGCACCCTTGCAGTGCTTAATATTTATTACCTGATTAACAGTCAGTTTGTGCATGCCATGACCTTCGCCACGAGTTTGAAATA